GCACTGACTGTGCGATTATATTCGCCATACTTGAGGTCAAACACAATGGCATCTACAATTAATCCGATATCGCGTTGACATTTAGATTCTAGATATTCAAAATTGTACCAGATTGAACCGACACCGGCTACATCAATATTGTTGTTGATCCAAGCAGTGATTTCATTTTGTAGGAATGTTCTGTTTAAATCCAATAGTGTAGCAGCCGAGTCGTAGTTTCCGGGATTATTAATAGGCGGATACACTGGTGCATCTGTGTCTGACAGATAGTGATAGGCAAACAGTTTATTAGCAGTAGTTAATCCATCTATGACCAGATCTCTACGGAATTTTTGAAACGCCCAAGGACTCGAACTTACGCCTGGTAATGGTCTAAAAATCACTCTACGAAATTCATCACCAACAATAGAACAGTTTTGTGGTACCTTTAACGGATAGTTTTCATAGTATTCTCCGCTTTCTACCAAGATGGAAATCTGAATACTTTTACTGATGTCACCGTAGGATATAACTTCATCAGTTACAAAGTTACCAAATTTTATGTCAACGTCGAATATTTCATTGCCATCGCTGTCTAAGGCACCTGTGTGTGATAATATCTGCGCCAAGGCGCCAGAAGTTTCTCCTCGAAGAAACAGACCTTCACGAATATCTCGACCACGTATAGCTTCGGGAGTATTAGTTAAAACGTCTCCGGTGAAATCAGTTCGGTATCCATCTGTGCGAATCCTAAATCGAGGCAGATTAACTAGCAGAGTTGGCAAGGAAGTAAAACCTGATCCTTTATCAGTGATAGTGATACTTGTGATTACCCCACTAGTAACTACAGCAGTACCAAATGCACCACTACCACCACCACCTGTAATGCGCACAGATACTAAACCGTAGCCTGAGCCACCGCCACCAGGAGCGATAGAGACTGAGGCTACCTTATAGGTTAGATCAAACGATGCTCCAGTGCCAATAGCACCAATGCCCACAGGTGCTGCAGATGTTGAAATGACGGTAGATATCGCGGTTGTTCCAGGTAGTGCAGTGTATATTCCGGTAGATATTATTTTAAATGTAGATATAGCACCTGGCGTTGTGAGAGTTGTTAACACCTGTATTGTGGCTGTGCCAGTGCCGGTACCACCAACTACTGATAGTATATCACCTGGAAAATAGTTAGTTCCTACTCCGTTGAGTTCGGCAGTGTCTATACTCATTCTCAGTATACCAGAAAATCCCGAACCCGATCCGGGAGCTTCGCCGATACCATCCAACGTACATGTGCCTAGACCATTATTAAATGTTAATATCTTTTTATAAGGTCCGATTTCTGCCGGACCTTCTAGAACCAATTCTTCTGCACGTTTTAGTGCAGCTTCTAGTGTTCGATAAGCATAAGCCAACGCTCGTCCCTGTAGAGCTTTGGAAACACCGGGTCTATCATCAGAACCACTTAGAGCCACATAAAGATTCACTGAACTACCAAATGCAGATGAATCAACGTATTGTTTAGTGGCTGCAATTAGTCCACCGTAAAGTTCGTCGTCGTCGGGTTCGGGACTGCGTGATAGTATCAGCGGACCACTCATAGTACCAAAAGAACCGTCTACTAGTCCTGTTTCTGGGTTAACAGCAGAAACTCCTGCTCGAGCTATCTTTGAATCTGCATAATTTTTGTTAACCAATTCATGTTTGTAGATGGGGCTTAACGGAGATATTGTTGTTCCAGCATCAATAATTCTGTATTGATTTCCACCCGACCTCATGGATAGGTCACCTCCTAACTGAGGAGTAGGATCAGCTACTATTTCTGAAAATTCGCTGTTGATAGTGATTTCGTTGGGATTGGTGGTAAAGTCTATGCTGACTCCTGCACCTGCGATCAATCGCTTAAACGACAATCCGGATTCTGTGTTGTTAACAGTAACTAATGGAGTGGATCCGGTAACAGGATCGTTCTGACCTACATATGTTTCCGGAGTGTCATCTAGGCCGATAAAAGTGAGGTTTTCACCTAGCCCTAGAGAACTATAAAGTTCACGGAAGTTGTCGTTGACTTTTCTGAATGAATCTCTTATGCTATCACCGGTACCATCATTGCCAATAGCACCGATATCAATTGTCTTTCTTGCCATAGTTTTTCCTAGGATTAGCAGTTGCTGAGTGTATTTAGCCCAAAGTTTTATAAGCCTAATGTAAATACACGATGTTTATCAAAACAGAAATCCAACAGAATCATTATGTTAGACTCAGTAAACTAGGTCATCGGCATGAATATGTGAGAAACAAAATCGCAGTGATTTTGAGATGCGACAGCTGTGACTCAGAGTTTACCCGTGATCTCAAACACATGGATAAGAAGCGTCTCAGCAACAATTATTTTCATTGCTGCACAGAGTGTGACGCTAAAAGATTTGCTCAACGAATAGGAGTAGAGCAGAAAAAAATCTGGGATATGCCCGCTAGTACGACTTTGCCTGTGGGCAAGTACTAAATACAACTCCAAGGAGAATTCATTATGGAAATGTTATTAGCGATTGCAGTCGTAGTTGTTATCGGTGCTCTTGTGTATTTCAACAGAAGTTCTAAGACTCTTGATGTAAACAATGACGGTAAGGTAGATCTTGCTGATGCTAAAACTTCTGTTCAAAATGTGGTAGAAGGTGTCAAAGCTGCTGCCGATGTAAACAAGGACGGGATAGTAGATGCTAAAGACGCTGCGGTGGTTGTTGACAAGGCTAAAACAGAAGTTAAAAAAGTAGCTACAAAAGCCAAGGCAGCTGCTAAGAAAGCAACAACTCGCGGTCGCAAACCAGCGGCTCGACAGTAATCTTTTTAGCCTGTTCGTATAACGTAAACGAAGCAAGATTTTTTGCTTTTGATTCGCACATGATGTCGAACTGATTTCTGAAAGTCAGTGCCCATGCATTGACCGCAGAATTCCAATAAAACTCACTGTGCGCTCTGAGTTTAGCTTTCTTGTAACCCTGTTCTAAGAGGGTCGAAAGATCGGGGCGGATGTGTCCGGGATGCTCAACAAGACAGTCTTCCCGTGAAACACTATAATGTATGACAGGCCGAACACCACGCCAGCTATCAATAACCCTTTTAACACGGTCGTCAGTCGGTTCAATATATTCTCCAGTTTTAATCCAATGATGATGAATGTCTAATACAAGTGCGCAGTCATTGACTAGCTCAAGGCTATCTTCGATTCCCCAGGTCATTTCGTCGTTTTCAATGGTAAGACAGTTGCGAGCTTCGGGAGTCATTCGTTGTAACGCACGTCGAATACCGTCCGGTCCTTGTCGGCCAGCAATATGCACATTAATCTTGTAGTCTTGGAATGTTTTGCCATAGCCCATCCAACGAGCCATATCTACATGATACTCAAATTCTTCTATTGAGCGATCGACAATACCTGGATTATCGCTAGCCAGCACAGTGAACTGACCAGGATGAAAACTAAGCCGAACACGATTCTCACGGGCCAGTTCACCCACTCGGCTAAAATTTCTTTCGGCATAGTTCCGAACATCGGGCTGCCGCCAAAACCACTTCCAACTAGGCTCAGTGTATACAGGCAATATATCACTACTGAGTCGTACCATTCTAAGATCTTCATCTAATGTTCCTACCCTGCTGACTAATTTGTAGCAGGCTTCTATGTTTCGCTCCATCAAATCCCAAAGCCGCTGTTCTGCTTCTTGAGGATGTTCACGCAACCATCTAACTGTGGTTGAGCCTGTATTTAAGTCGCGATCGCGAGCGTTAATTTTCATTCCGTTAACTTCGGAAGGATCATTGATCCATTTGCAGGCAAAGCCTATACGTCTGTATGTAGTGTTCATACTACAAGTATAACATCATCAGCACCAGTTGTCAACTACAAACTTATCCTGTACCGCACAGGGATTTGGATCGCCGTGAAACACCGCCACTGAGCATTCTGGATCCGGGATAACATCGTTGCGAACAGTGGCGAATGTGCGTTTGCCGTTGTTCATGGTGAGTTCACTGCGATTTCGGATTTCCCATTTGTAACTTTGGATCCATTCTCTAGGCCAAAATTTGATTGAATTCTGACACAGTTTCCAGATCCAATCCTGATCTCCCTGCAATCGCTGTGCATCTCTAGGATTGGTTTGGAACTGAGTCCAGATATGTGTCTGTGTGCCGTGTTCCCAGGCCATTACAGAACTGTTGAGATATCGCCATGAAGCATAGAATTTTCTATTGAAATCATGTATGCCTACGAATTGTCCGGGACAATATACCGTGAGTTTGTCTATGTTAGCATGGATAACCACATCTAGATCGAAATATAATACTCGACCCCTCAAGGGTAGATCAGGATCAAACATGTGTACCTTGTGCCACCAACCTTTAGGATAGTTGGCATTAGGCTGGACGATGTTGCGAACACCCTCTATGGGATGTTGGTCATCTGTAAGACATACCAGTTCATAAGGAATAGTGATATGCCTTGCTATCATGTTGCGTAGTCTTTCTACGTATTCGCGTCCGTATTTGTTGCCGAATCTCACACATAGGATAGTGATCTTAGTATTAGGATCGAGATCAGCCACTATGGCTGCATATTGCTGTGCGGCCTTTCTGGCTTTGGCTTCGCGCTTGATCCTTTTACGTTCTTCTTTTGACAATTCCATCTATGGCCACCAAGTCTTTTAATAACTTCTTTAACTGATTTAATGGAATCATATTAGGTCCATCTGAGGGAGCATTATCTGGATCTTCATGACACTCCACAAACACAGCAGCTACTGACCCGGTAGCTACAGCAGCTCTCGCTAGGTAGGGTACCATAGTCCGGTCTCCACCTGATCGTTCCCCCATTCCTCCAGGCTGTTGGACACTATGAGTGGCATCAAAGACCACTGGATACCCGGTGCCTGCCATAATGGGTAGACTGCGCATATCCACAACAAGATTATTATATCCATGGGTGTATCCTCTTTCGCATAACATAATGCGTTCATTACCAGTTGAGGCAATCTTCGCCGCAACGTTTTTCATATCGTGTGGCGCAAGAAACTGACCTTTTTTGACATTGATGGCACAACCAGTAGCACCTGCAGCCAATAACAAATCAGTTTGACGACACAAGAATGCAGGAATCTGTATAACATCTATACCTGCATCTGCTACT